GGCGCGCGCCGGCCAGTCGACGCCGCAGGCATCGATGAACGAGACGAACCGGCACCGCTCATGGTCGCGCAGCAGCGTCATCACCTCGATGAGCCGGCTGGCCTCGGCCGTGATGGTCAGCTCGCCTAGGGCGATGTCATAGCCGGTCACCGCGCCCGGCAGCGCGCCCGCCACCGTCTCGCCGACCTCCCGCAGCGCCTCGTCGAGGACGCCGCCGTCCGCGTAATATCTGGTCACCGCTCGATGGTCCCCGTCCGGCGAATCTTCTTCTGCAGCAGCATCACGCCGTAGAGCAGCGCCTCCGCCGTCGGCGGGCAGCCCGGGACGTAGATGTCGACCGGCACGATGCGGTCGCAGCCCCGCACCACCGAATAGGAATAGTGGTAGTAGCCGCCGCCATTGGCGCAGGAGCCCATGGAGATGACGTAGCGCGGCTCCGGCATCTGGTCGTAGACCTTGCGGAAGGCGGGCGCCATCTTGTTGGTCAGGGTGCCGGCGACGATGATGCAGTCCGACTGCCGCGGCGAAGCGCGCGGGGCGAAGCCGAATCGCTCGAAGTCGTAGCGCGGCATGGCGCCGTGAATCATCTCCACCGCGCAGCACGCTAAGCCGAACGTCATCCACATCAAGGAGCCGGTGCGCGCCCAGTTGATGAGCTCGTCCGTTGCCGTGACCAGGAAGCCCTTGTCGGCCAAGGCATCGTTGATGCCGAGGAACATCGGATCATCGGAGCCGATCGGCTTGCCGGTGCGCGGATCGAGAATGCCCTTGGGCGCCGGGGCAATGGCGGGAGTGTTGCCCATCAGTCCCATTCCAGGGCCCCCTTCTTCCATTCGTAGACGAAACCGATCGTCAGCACGCCGAGAAACACCATCATTGACCAGAACCCGAACAGGCCGACGTCCTTGAACGCCACCGCCCATGGGAACAGGAAGGCCACTTCGAGGTCAAAGATAATGAACAGGATCGAGACCAGGTAGAACCGCACGTCGAATTTCATGCGGGCATCGCCGAAGGCGTCGAAGCCGCATTCGTAGGCCGACAGCTTGGCCGAATCCGGCTGCTGGTAGGCCACCACGAACGGGGCAATCAGCAACACCAGCCCGATCACCAAAGCGAGGCCGATGAAAATGACGAGCGGCAGATAGGCGACGAGAAGCTCGGTCATCGGCGATTCCACCTCAAGAAGGGCTCGGTCGGATCGCTCCGACGGGATCGGCGGCCGCGCAGATTGCGGCCATCCGATGGCGAATGGTTACCGCAGTGTCCCACCCCCCGCAAGCGCGCGATAGACGTTAATTGCCCCCAGGGCGGGGCAATGAACAGAGCAATACGCGACTTGGCCCACAATTGAGGCAACTGCACCAAATCTCCGGCACGCAGTTGCAGCATTTTTGACCTCGCAGCTGCGAGACGCTTTGCCGTCAAACTCTTGAACCGTCCCCAGCGTGCCACGTTCATGCTCTTGGCGGCCAGCCGACAATCCTTCTTGCAGCGCCTTGCGCTTGCGCCGTTCGACAGGACCCCGCCGCGCCAGTCCGCTATCGTTATAATCCTGCACAACGGCTCTTCAACGGGTGCCGCGGTTCAGAAAACCCCCACTTTTCCACCGTTGTCCGCGCCGACGGCCGCCGGATGAAAAAGATTGCACAAAAATCGCCGCCCTGGCCTTGACGAAGCAGGGGCTGGGGCCGTATTTCCGCCTCCTCTCGCGACGACATCGCGGCCCGCCGAACCGGCGGCGCTTCGAGAGGATCGCGGGGGTGTAGCTCAGTTGGTTAGAGCGCCGGCCTGTCACGCCGGAGGTCGCGGGTTCGAGCCCCGTCACTCCCGCCATTTTTCAAACGCTTAGCGTTTCGCATCCGTCACATTCCAACTTTCCAGACCGGCGCGTTCCAACTTTTGGCCGCTGTCCGTTCTATCTGAGCTTCGCCCGGCCTCGCTTCCGGGCCTCCATGACACTGCGCACGGTGGCGAGGTTCACCGGCACATAGGTGGCAAACAGTGCGTTCGACGCGCTGAGGGTATTGCCCATGGCGTGGGCGAGAGCGGCGGGCTCGGCCTCCCCCACGATCGCTTCGACCGCGCCGGAGCGGCGGAAATCGGCCAGGGTCCGCCGCTCCCCGTCCCCGAACAGAACGGCCCGGACGTCGCGGAAATCGTCTCCCAGCGTGTCCTTGCTGTAAGGGGCGCCGGAGCGATTCCGGAAGATGAAGGCCTCCCCAGTCATCTCGACCCCGATCCTGGCGAGATAGGCGGCCAGGGCGGCCAGGGCTCGACTGGTCAGCACGCCCCCGACCGGCTTCCCGGTCTTAGCCCGCTCGGCGAAGAAGGCGGTGCCGTCGGCCGCCGTCGCGAGCTGCGACGCGCGGAGCGCGCGGACATCGCCGGGGCTGAGCTGTGTGGACCACGCAACGGCTATGATGGCGGCGAGGCCGAAGTAGCCGTCGCGCCACGCCTGCTTGAACAGGCGGACCGCCTCCCCTTCGGTCCAGGTCGCAGACCGCCCGGCCGCGGCCGTGTTCCTGATGCCGAGGGAGGGATCAGCGTCGCGGCCGCAATAGCCGAGCGCCGCGGCGACCTTCCACAAGGCCCGCCAGATTTTCATGGCGCGGTGCGCCTCCCGCAGCGAAACCGTGTCCTCGACGGCCTTCCGCCACGCCGACAGATCGGCGAGGTCCACGGTTCGCGGGTCACAGTCGCCAAACACCGGCTTGATTCGCCGCCAGCCGCGCCACCAGTCCTCACGGGTCCGCGGCGCCTTGCGCGACCATTCCTCGGTACGGCGGTACTTGCGGAACGCCTCGCCGAGGGAATGCGGCGGATAAACCGTCAGCTCTTCAGACGTCTCCGGCGACAGGTTGTTGGCCGGCACCATAGCGGGAGACGACATCTCGCCGCGGCGAGCAGCGTCCCAACGGCGGTTCCACTCCTCAGCGAGCTGGAAAGCCCTCGGCCCGTCCGGCCCAAGCGGGACGTTGTTGAAGCCCGCCGCCTTCATCTCTGGCGTGGGCTCCCAGAATGCCCGGCCGTTGCGCCTCACACGGTAATACCGCGGCTCCCCCTTACCCATTGCGCCCCCCTGCCCTCATCGCCGCGATGCGCTCGCTGGCAACGGTCGAGGCATCGCGAGCACCGAAGGTCGCGGGACCGCTGCCGAACAGATGGGAATGGCGGGCGTCGCACCAGCGATCAATCGCGTGAAGATCAAAGTTCCCCGTGTCCGGGTCCGGCCGCGGGAAGCCGCGGGCGATCAGGTTTGGCAGCACCGTCTTGAACTCAGCAACGTTCTTACCGAGACGGCGGGCAGCCATCTCGGGCGGAACGTCGCGGGGCTCAACACGAAACCGCATGGACCTTGTTCTCCTTGCCTAAGGCCAGCTTCAGCTGAGACCCTGCAAGTCGGAAATGGATTTTTGCATCCGGCCCGGCGGTGACAGTTCGTCCGTGGTCACCACCGGGCCGGGATGGCCTCCCCCGGCGTGAAGCCGGGAGAGGCGGGAACCGCCGTCACGGGGCAGGAGGACCCCGGCGGGCAGCGATTGCGGGGCATCACTCCCGCCCGCTGATCGTGGTGCCCGGCCATCTTCCCGGCGGCGGAACCAGGCACCCAAGGGCCGATCTGCCCGACATGCTCGTCCCGCCGCCGGTGTTCGTCAGCTCGCGGCGATCACCTTGGCGGTGCGCAGCTCCGCGAGGATCGTGTTGATTTTCGCCACTGCTGTGGGGAGGTCGGCATTAGCCGCGAGGTCGGCGATCGCAGCCGCCGGCACGGCTGGCTTCGGGCCGAGCTTCACCAGGCCAACCGCCGCGCTGGAGCCGACTGCCGCCACCGCCACGCCAATCTGAAGGTCGCCAGTGGTGGCTGCCTTCTTGGTTGTGTCATTCCAGAAGATCGGCAACCCGACCGTCCAGGCCGTGCCCGTGGTCTTGGGCAGTTCGAATACACCTTCCGTCGCAACCTCAACCTCGGCGCCTTCTGCTGCGTCAAAAGCAGCAACACCGAAAATCGAGCCGGAGAGCACGCCAGCTCCGGAACTCACGCCGCCACTCGGGGCGGTCAGGGTCAGCATCCGACCCGACTGCACGAAATTCTTCATGACTCACCAGCCTCTTGAATTGCGAATGTGGACGATGCGGGCCGCAGGCCGACCTTCCGCGGCAGCGATTTGTGTATCGATGTCGGCGATCGCCTTGCGGAGTTGGGTGGGATCGAACCACTCAACTTCATCGTCGCCGTGCCGAATCGATTTTGCCGGGTTCGCGAGGCTCTCAAGCAATTCCTCGCGACGCGCCTTCAGGGTTTCCAGGTCGGCCACGTGTCACCCGATCAGTTGCCGGCCGCGCCGGGGTTCGAGTACCAGCTGCGGTGGTCGACGAAGCCTGCGCCGAAATCGAGCCGCACCTTGATCTGCACGCCCTCGACTTCGAACCCGGCCTTGGTCTCGACCTGCGGACCTTCCTCGCCGGAGAGGTAGGCCCATTCCAGCCCGTCGATTTCCGCGGGCGCGGCGGCGACGTACCAGCGATTTCCGGTGAGCCGCGGCTCGACCACCAGCTCCAACTTGCCCGAGAACGGGTTGACGTCGTCGACCTTGGCCGGCGACAGCGCGGCGAGAACCCGTTCGCCCTCGGTTTCCTTCGCAGGGCTGACAACCAGGTAGCGGGGCGTCACCGACACCAGCTCGCCAGCGAGGCCGACCTGCGCCCGCATCGCTAGGCGTGCGGCGCCGACGCTGTCGACGTCGACCACTGTGCCGGCCACCGCGAGGTTGTGGTGGTCGGTGTGGAACAGCCGCTTGCCGTCGGCCATCACCGGGCCGAGGCCGCTGCCTTCGGTCAGGAGATCGACCAACAGCTTGGCCTCGGTCGCGGCGGCGAACTGGCCCATGCGCCGCGGCATGTCGGCGAAGGCGCCGAGGTCGTCGTTGGCGAGTGCCTGGCGCGAAATGCCGAACATCTTGGCGAAGGTCTCAAGCTTGTAGCTCTCCTTTGCCTCGGCCAGCGTGCCCGACTTGACCTCGCCGGACTCGTTGACCCGCTCCAGCAGCAGGTTGCCGCCGAACTGGATGCGGTGGCGGGTGCGGAAATCGCTGGCGTTCGACTGCCGGCCGAGCCGCTTCAGCGCCGAAGGCACGGCCTGATACGAGTCGCGCAGCGTGCGGCCGACGGTGTCGCCCAGGATCAACGCGAAGTCCGAGGTGCTGTGCAGCGCCCGCGTTACGATGCTGGCAGTCGACAGCCCGGAGATCGGAACGCCAGCCGACCGGCAGCAGTCCCGGGCGAGGTCCGGCATGCTCATCTCGGAGAAGCGGCGGGCCGGTTCCGAGAGATTGTGCGACCGGTTGATGCGGGCGTAGAGCGCTTCGCCGGCGGAGCGAATGCGGATGGTCGGGTCGGTGTAATCCACCCCGAACGAGATGGTCGGCGTGGTCGGCACCGTGCCGGCGGCGGAGCGCCGCTGCACCTCCTCCAACGCCGCGGCGCGGGCCTGATCGGCGGTGGCGCTGCGGTCGATTTGCCCGTCGACCCAGGACTGCGGAAGGCTGAGGGTGCGGGCGATCGAGCGGATTTCTTGATTGATGACGGCGCGGGTGGTGATCTCCGTGTTGGCCGAGCGCGTCTCCGTCGCCGGCTGGGCCGGCACGGTGGCCGGCGAGGTGACCGACGGCAGCGCCGCCGGATCAAGGGCCGGCGCGGGCGCCGGGTTGGTGGTGGGGTCTGCCATAGCGGCACCTCTCGTGGTGGCTTGGCGGTCGGCGGGAATGGTGACGACGGAGACCTCGCGGACGGTCCAGCGGACCGCCACTTTGGTGCGCACTCCGGTCCTGGGGTCGGTGGTTTCGCGCCAGTCCTCGACGGTGTAGCCGCACGACACACCGAACCGGAGGCCGTCGGCGAGGTCCTGGCCGAGGCGCAGCGCGAGGGGATTGTTGCGGGACAGCCGGACGACGGCGATGGCTTTCCCGCCGACCGTCCGAGCGCTGACGATCTGGCCCAGCACCGCGTCCAGGCTGTCCCGCTTGTGGCCGTCGAGGAACGGCGTCGGATCGACCACCGTGAAGCCCTCGACGGCAAGCATTTCGCGATAGAGGCCGCGCATGTCGTAGCGGTCGACCGCGGCGGCATTGGTGGCGAACACCACCTCGAATGTCCGATCCTCGGCGTTCCAGGAAGTCGGCGCCTCCGGCGCGCGGCGCGTGATCAGCGCTTCGGTTTCAGCGGTCGGCATCAAGCGGCCTCCAGATCGGCGAGGAACTGCGCCTCCTCAAGGTCGGCGGCGTCGTTGGACCGGCTGGCGATCTCCTCCCGGACCCTCTCCAGCAGGTCGGCGAGCGCTTCTTCGAGGCGCGCCGCGGTCTCCACCAGCTCGTTCGGCGAGGCCTCCGGCAGCCAGCCCTCGATCTCGTCATCGAGCTGTTCAAGGGCGACGAGCGGGTCGAACCCCGCCGAGCTGTTCGTGTTCAGACTCGTCATGTGGAAGCTCCGGCGCTGCGCTGCGGCGGGTCGAGGGCGATCTCGGCGTCGACGTCTTCCGGGTCGCGACCGCGGGCGGAGATGGTTTCGAACCGGCTGCGGATGCGGGCGTTGATCGCCTGAATGTCGGCGTTCGTCTCCTTCAGCGGGTCGACCGCCGGCCAGCCGGGAAACACCCACTCGGCCTCGGGCAGTGCGCCGAGGTCGAGCTTGACCCGGCCGGCCAACCCCTCAAGCGCCAGCCAGCGGCGCCACACCGGATCCAGGAATTGCGGAATGATCAGGTTGCGGCGGATGGCCGTGACGCGCTGCCGAAATTCGGACAGGCCGAGGCGGGCCGAGCTGTAGTTCACCTGGGAAAGGTCGCCGCTCACCAACTCGTACGGCACCCCGGCGCCGGCTGCGGCCGAGCGGATCATGGCGCGGGTGAAGTCGACGGCGCCGTCGCCGCTCGGCGGGGTCGAGAACTCAACCCCGTAGCCGGCCGGCACCTCAACGAACGCGCCGGGCTCCATGTCGACGGATGGTGCGTTGGGCGCCATCGGCAGCACGTCCGGGGCGGATTCGCTGGGCTTCGTCAAAAATCCCGCGAACAGCGCCGAGGCGTTCAGCCGCGCGAGGTTGGCGTCCTCGCCCTTGTCGATTTCGGCAATCCGCGTCAGCGATGGCGCCAGCCAGGACAGGCCGCGCGTCTGGCCGGGGAACAGCGGCTCGAAAACGTGCAGCACATCCTCGGCCGGCACCCGAACGGTGCCGTAGTTGGTGGCGAACGGCGCGTCCGGGTTCTCGCGCACGTGGTACGCAACACGCCGGCCGCGGGGATCGAACTCGATGCCGGCGACTATGCGGAAGCCGCCGCCAAGGTCGCGGTTCATCGAGCGGTCGACCTGATTCACATTCCACAACCGCAGCTGCAGCGCGGCGGTGGCCGGGTCGACTTCGAGGTGAACAAAGGCCTCGCCGTTCACCACCAGAGAGCGGACGGTGCGGGCGAGGAAGCCGCCGAGGTCGGAGCGCCCCTCGGCGTCGCACTGCGACCACCACCGGCCGAATTCCTCGGCCAGCTTCTTGCGCAGCACCTTGCGCGTCACCTTCGGCCGGCAGGTCGGGCCATCCATCGTGACGTTGGTCACCCAGGCGTTCACGATGGCCGCGCCATAGGTGGAGTTCAAAAACGCCGCCGCTGCCCGGGCTCCTGCCGTTTCCGACCGAGACGCAATCTCCCGGGCCGGAGCGCGGAGGATGGCGTTGCGGTGCCACCGCGGCCCGCTGCCGCCGGCTTCAATGCTGCGGGTGTGCGGTTCGCCAGCGAGCGCGCGGCCGGCGGCCGTGAGGATGCGGGCAATGGGGGAGCGGAGCGCAGCGGGGAGCATGGCGAGGTCTGCCCGGTCAGTCGTTGGAACCGCCAGAGCGTCGCGCGTTGGTCTTGTCGACGGCCTCTTTGATGATGGTCTTGAATATGGACCTCCGCTGCTCAGCCGCCGGGAATGACGCCGGATCGGGCCACATGCCCGTGAGGTCGATGTCGTGGTACTGTGCTCGCGCCCAGAGCACAGCGAAAGAGGCCGTGGCCGACGTCAGCATGACGTCGAGAACCTCCGGATTGCCAACGATGACCTCAGCCAATTCATCTGCGGTGCCGCAGAACGGCACCGCTCGCCCGCCGACAATCACGCGGCCTACCAGGATCGGTCGAACACCCTCGACGCGTCGAAACGAAAGGCCCGTCTCCTCGATCTCGGCGCCGCGTGCTGCGATCAGGGTCAGGGCGTCGCGGACGATGCCGGTCGCCAGGGCGCGGCTCATACCGTGGCCGTCCGGCCCATTGACCAACCGCTCCGCGAGATTGAAGCTGAACGCCTCGAACGGCGTGTACCCGCGATCGACCTTGTTCGGGACCGGAATCAGATCGCGGCGCTTCAGCGTCGTGTGAGCATCGGTGTTGAGCTTGGTGAGGGCGAAGAAGTCCTGCCGGTTGATCACGGATGGAGTCCCCATTTGAATGTGGCGCCAACATACCATCCAAGATGTCGCTGTCAACATGTAAGCGTCGTTTTGGAAGTGTCAGCATGTCGGCTGTTTGGCCATTCACGCTGCGCCGGTGGCGCCCACCTTCACCATCAGCTCGGCCAGCCTGCGGCCGAGCATCAGCGCCGCCTTGCCGGGATAGGAGGAGGAAATCCCGTCCACCTCGGCGAAGGCCAGGAGCGCTTGGGCGTGGATCAGCACGCCGCGCGTGGTGACCGGCTCGGCGTCTCGGATTTTGTAGGCCAGCTTCTCAACGTCGAGCGCGGCCCAATAATGGGCCTCGGTGGCCTCCCGCAGGCCCGCCGCCTCGATCGCCGCGGCGCGGGCGGCCTCATAGTGCTCGGCGATCGCGATCTTTTCCCAGAAGGCGCGGCCGGCCTTGGTCCGCTTGGGCGCATACATGTTGCCCTGCTTGACCGCTCGCTTCGCAAGTTCCGAGTTGATGATTCGGCGCGGTGGCCGCGCGTACTCCCGACCATCCCGGACGACGTTCGGCGGGAAGACAACATCGCCTTCGACGTCGACCTCTTGCGCGGTGTAAGAGCTGCTAACCACCGGGTCATTCTCCACAATCTCGTCCGGCACCGGCGGGCACAGCTTCTCGGCCAGGGCGCGGGCCTCGGCCTTCCTGGCGGCGGCCGTGTGGAAGGCGGCGAGCACCGAGTCCATCTGCTCGCCGAGGGCAAGCAGGTCCGGGTTTTCAGCCGGCGCGGCCAGGACGGGCGCAACGGGTGCGAGGCTGGCGGCGGCGCCACCAGCAAGGGCGGCGGTGGCGCGGCTGAGGAAGGAACGGCGGGTGGTCATGACAGCACCTCCGCAGCGCGAGTGCCCATGGCGGGACCGGCCAAAACGGCTCTGAGGTCGTCGACCAACTGATCGAGATAGTCGGTGTTCACCCAGCCCAAGTCGCTGTTCAGCGCGGCAAGCGTCTCGGCCTTGGCCATGGCATCGGCGAGGTTTGCCGCCGGGCAGAGCAGGAAGGCATCCTCGGCGTCCGACAGGGCGGCAATGGCCGCGTCGACCTCCTGTCGCGGAACGGCGGAGATGCAAAGCCGGTCGGCTTCGGCGCGGGCGTGGAAGTATTGCGCCTGCAGGACCGCGAGCTGATCGGACATCCGCAGGTGCGTGGCGGCAACGACTGCGGACGGGATGCCCGCCAGCGCGAGCGCCGGGGCGGCGGCAAGGACAGAGCGGCGGGTGGTGCTCACAGTACACCTCCCATCTGCTCCTGGAGGCCATCGAGATCGCCGATGCCGCTTGGCTCGCCCTCTTCTGCTGTGCCGTCGTCCTCATCATCGCTGTCGTCGTGTTCGAGGTCGCGCTGATCGCTGAAGGCCCAACCGAGCTGGGTCGCAGTGAACTCCAGTGCACCAAGCGACGGCTCGCATCCATCCTCGTCCAGTCCGTCGTGCGGCTCGTCCTGGATGTCACCGCCGTGCTCGTCCTCCTCCTCAAGGTCGAGCCCCCCGCCGGCCGCCCAATGGGATTGATTGCCGTCGAGGCCCGTACCAAGCCCCCAGTAGCTCACGCGGGATTCTGGAGCGCCGAGACTGGGTTCGCCGCAGCCGTCGTCCTCGGGCTCGTCGTCGGGCTCAGCTTCATCGAGGATGCCGGGTGATAGATGGCCGAACGAGGGCTCAGGATCCGGGTCGGCGTCGATCTGGTCGAGCGCGTCGATGGCGGCCTCGGCCACCATCTCCAGCACCCGGCGCAGCTCGGGCGTCACCTCGATGAACAGGCGCCGGGCATGGCTCTCCCGTTCGCGCACGTGGGTGTTCACGGCACGTCTCCTGTGGTAGGAACAAGATCGAACGATCGGAAAGCTATCACCCGATCTAATGTGCGTCAATATTCCAATCAGGTGATCCAAAAATGGTCACAGGCTCACAGCTCCGCGCCGCGCGCGCGTTCCTCCGGTGGTCGGCTGACGATTTGGCGAAAGCCGCGAATGTCGGAGTGGCAACGGTGCGCCGAGCCGAAGCCGATGATGGGCCTGTGAATATGATGCCCAACAACCTCACGGCGATTCGCCAGGCACTTGAGGAGGCCGGCGTCGAGTTCATCCCGGAGAATGGTGGCGGACCGGGCGTGCGGCTGAGAAAAAGCCTCCCCGCCTAATCAACGGAGTTGTCAGACCCTCAGCGTCGAGACTGTCTTCCGGCGCGGCCGCCGACGATCAGCCGCCCCCCAGTCCTCGACGCCATCGGGCGCGAGCGGAACCGGAGAGGCGGGAGTCGCAATGCCGTAGCGCGCGTCGAACCACGCCTTCACCGCAGGCCAATATCGCGCGCCGGTCAGTGGGTCGCGCTTCGGAAGGCCATCCATCTCGAAGGCGTGGACCAGCACCGGCCATTCCGACGCCCGGCTTCCCAGCACGAGGCGCGCGATTTCTTTTTCATCCGGGAATAGGCAGGACGGCTCGAGCGGCGAGGTTTTCGTGTGGGCGCGAGGCACGGTGCGGCATCCGGTAGCGACTCTGCAAGAATGCCTCCGATGACGGCCGGCGTCGAGTTCATCCCGCAGAACGGAGGTGGGCCGGGCGTGCGGCTGCGGAAGTAATCAGCACCTATTTCGCGTGCCGACCAAATAGCTTGGTCGAAAGCCATTCAGGCAGGGCAACCAGTTCCTCGTTAACTTCTGGCGCAGATGGCAGCGGCACCTCGCGCCCACCATCGATTGCCGACGCAACGACTACCTCAATGGCGTCCGCCGCAGCCGACAGCGCTTCCTCGCGGGTCGCGTCCCAGGTTAATACCTCGGGCAAATCGCGGCAGCTGACGCGCAGCCCGCTCTCATCCTGAACCAGTTTCACCGGGTAGCTCGCCATGACATCGTTCTTCCTGCCGGCAAGGCCTTTGGCGGTCTTAGCTGTGCCGACAGTATCATCGGCAGCGCGGACGTGCGGAAAGGGCAATTGAGGTGAGCAAACGCCTGGAGCAGATGCGCAGCAATCCGCAAGGCGATTGGCGCATCGAGGACGTCGAGGCGCTATGCCGCGAGCACGGCATCGCCTGCGAGGCGGCGCGGGGCGGCAGCTCCCACTTCAAGGTCGCCCACCCGGCGGTGCCGGTGATTCTCACCGTGCCCTACAAGAGGCCGATCAAGCCGGTATATATTCGCAGGCTGGTGGCGTTCGTCGACGCTGTGAGGAAGGCCCATGACCCGCAATGACCCGACCCGTCTTGAATACCCGGTGGTGGTCGAGCCGCTGTCTGAGGCGGACGGCGGCGGCTTCGCGGCAATCGTGCCGGACCTGCCCGGCTGCATGAGCGACGGCGAGACGCCGGAAGAGGCCATCGTCAACGTCCAGGACGCCATCCGCGCCTGGATCGAAGCCGCCCGCGACCTCGGCCGCGAGGTTCCAGCGCCCTCGCGCCACCTGGGCGGCACGATCCTCTCAGCCGCTGAGTGATCCATCTGAGCCCCGACTTTGCAGGACCATCAAACATGAAAACTTCAGAGCAAGACGTGTATACCGCGCTGCGGCGTGTCTACACAGCCGAAGGTGATATAGCTTACCATATTGCGCTTTTTGGCGATGAGCTTGCGAATCGCGAGGGTTACAAGGTCCATCGCCGAATGGATGCCGTTCATTTCTATCTCGTTCAAAAATATAAGTGGACCCCTTCAGTTGTGAAGGCCATGAACGTTGATGACATTAACTTCTTGCTGAGCGAAGAAATGGCAGGGTGGAAAATTCCGCCAAGTGCCAGGTGACTGGATTTCCCAATTATGTGCGGGTGACTTCCTCACCTCGCCATCCATTTCGACCGGCTGAGCACCTTCAGGCTCGGCGCCAGCGGCGGCGCGGGCTCCGCCAACATCGGCGTCGCGTCCGGCTGCGGTGGCAGGGCGGCGATGGAGGCCGACACCGCGCCGAGGTCGAGCCCAGCGGCGAACAGGCCGTGCAGCGCAGCGGTGGCGTAGACCCGGCAGTCCAGCGGCTCGTTGCGCACGCCGGGATCCTTGACCCATTCGATATGGGCGACGGCGCCGCGGTACTTGCGGACGGCCCGCTCGGACACCAACCCATGGAACCAGTCGTCATCCCGATTGGCCGGCAGGTGGATGACGCCCGGGCCTTCCCTGGCCGCGCCGTCGTCGCCGCCGGCCCGCAGGCGGGCGAACAGTGTGGCCTTGACGGTGTCGACGCCGACGATGTGGACCGGCGCCAGCGCGGCACGTCGCGGCTTGGGCGGGCGCTTCGGCCAGGGCGGCACACCGGGGCCGCCGCGGCCCTTGATGGCCCACACCCGGCGCTGCAGCCGCTCGGCCGAGAACCGCATCACCTGATCGGTGCGGTGACCGCCGGAATCGATCGCCACCGCCGACACCGCGAGCTCGCCGGCCCGCGGGTGGCGAAACCGCTTGGCAATGATGCGGTCGAGCGCCTGCCACGGCTCGGCGCCAGCGGTGTTGCCGTGGATGACCTCATAGGCGATAGACCAACATTCCTCGCCGAGGCCCCAGGCCACCACCTCCAGCTCAAGGCGGTCGTCCTGGGTGTCGACGCCGCAGGTCAGCACCAAGGCGCGCTCGGGCAGCAGCTCACCGTGATCCTCGGCCCGAGCCATCAGCGAATCGGGCGACAGCGGCGCCGTGTCGCGATCCTCGAACGCTTCGCCGAGCGAGATGTTGGTCCAGCTCTTCAGCTCGACCGGGTCGCGGTGCATGACGAGGTAATCGGTCGCCACCTCGCCCCAGGTCTCGAATGGCGAATAAAGCGCCGAGACGTGGAAGCCGGCGGTGCGGCCGTCGCCCTCGGCGGTGGCGCGCCATTCGCCGGCGGCCAGGAGGGCCGACTTGTCGGCTTCCTCGATGATGCCGCCGCAGCCGGTCGCTTGGCACATGTAGAACGCCTTGCCGGGTTCGCCATCGGGCCACTTCACCCCATCCCACACCAGCGGCTGCATCTCGCGACAGTGCGGGCACGGCACGAAATAGCGGCGGCGGTCGGAGCGCAGGTATTCCTTTTCGATGCGGGAGACGCCGGCCAGCGTCGGCGTCGAGATCATCAGGATCTTGCGGCGGCCGCGGAAGGTGGCGGTGCGCTTGATGGCCAGCGCCACCGGGTCGCCTTCCTCGCCGACGTCGATCGGGAAGCCATCAACTTCGTCGAGCACCAGGTACCGCGCCGGGGTCGAGCGAAGGCCGGTGGCCGAATTGGCGCCGGTCATGTTGAGGCTGCCGCCGGTGAACTCCTTCTGAACAACGGTGTTGCCGGAGTCCTTGGCCTTGGGCGAGGCCACCTTGCGGCGCAGCGCCGGGGTGTCCGCGATCAGCGGGTCGATGCGGATGCGCGAGTTCTTGCGCACCATGTCGATGGACGGCCACACCGCCAGGATGACGCCGGGGGCATGGTCGATCCAATAGCCGATGGCGTTGAGCGCGGCCTCGGTGCCGCCGGTCTGCGCCGCCTTCATGAACACCACGCGCTCGACCGCCGAGGAGGTCGACAGCGCGTCCATGATGTCTTTCAAGTACGGCACCCGGGCGGTGCGCCACGGCCCGGGCTCCGAACTGCCGGTTGGCAACATGCGGTAGCGATCCGCCCATTCCGACACTGTCAGCTGGGTGTCGAGCGTGAGGCCCCGGCGGCGGGCCGCCACCACCTCGGCGACGATGTCGGTTTCGTTGATCAGCATGGCGGCCTCAGGGTTCGTTCGGTGGTGGCGAGCCAGCGGGAATGTCGGCGGGCGCGACCTCGGGCGGCATGTCGGCGAGCATGGCGAGCTGTTCGCGCACCAGGCGGTCGAGGGTCGCGACGAAAGCGTTGAGGTCGCCAGCCTGCAGGCGGGCGAGCTCGGGAGCGGCACGGTGGACCCAGCCAAGCCAGGCGTCGCGCTCCTGTCGAGCGCGGGCCTCGATCGCACGCAACGTGGCGGCCCGGTTGATCAGGCTTTTCTCAAGCCTGTCGGCCTTCAGGCTGGCGAGCTTGGCTTCGGCGATAGCGCGAACCGCGCGCGGGTTTGCCGCCAGGCCACCGGCCGGTTCTCCTGCTTCGAGCAGGGACCGGCGGCGGGCCGCGTCGACGTTCTCACGCACCCACTCCCGGCCCTTCTCGAGGTGGATGCGGCCGTTGGGCTCGACCGGCAGGCCGATTTTGATCAGCTGGGACACCCGGCCGGGCGTGACCCCGATCAACCGCGCGAACTCCGCCTTTGTGACGGTCGTCGGAAGCGGTCCGGCCGGAAAATCGAAGCTCGGGGCATGCTCTGAGTGCATGGCTAAACCGGCCTCAAGCTGTTGATCTTAGTCACTAAATCCACTCCGCCTAGCGAAATCCCGCAGCTCCGTGGACCCGTGGTCAGCCCGGCAGGAAGGACCCGCGGGGCTCGGGCAGCGGGCGGGACACGGCCAGCGGGACAAACTGCCGGCCGGGGTGTGGGGTCGTCGGGACACCGGGACACCCCCCGAAGGGGGTGTACCCGGTGTCCCGCCTCCCCACGGGGACAATCGGGACATGTCCCGCCGTTGTCCCGTCTGTCCCGACCGCGAACCAATGGATAAGGAGAGGCGGCAAGCCCATTGAAACGAAAGCAACTTTGCTCCGTCCCGGCCTGTCGCAGAGCGGCTGCCGCAGCCAGTCCCGAGGCGAACGGGAGATGCAACCACCTACCTCTTTCGCACCGGGACACGCGGGACATTCCCGCCCTGTCCCGTCTGTCCCGCTCAGGCTCGCCATGCCCAGTCTCCATCGATGCCGATGATCCGCTTGGTCTGGAGGCTCTGCCGAACCCGCTGGAATGCCTTTCTTTTTGCCTCGTCCGTTCCCTCGGCGATCCCGCGCCGGTAGGCGTGGGCCCGCCAGGTGTCGATGTGGACGGCTTGATGGCCGTGCGGGACAAGGGCGGTCGGGGAAGGAACGCCATCGGCCAGCAGGGCTTCGTCGAGTGCGTCCAGGGCGATCTTCTCGGCGTTGGAGAGGGGCCGCTTTCCCTTGGTCTCGCCGGGGCTCGCGTCCGTGGGCTCGATGACGCACGAGGTGATCTCCTCGCCGTCCTCATCGAGACCGAGAACCGATTGCCGCAGCGTGTACTTGAAGGGAGCGACGGCCGACCCGTCCTTCACCTTGGCGATCTTGCCTTCACAGATCCCGGACTCCTCGTGCCGGGAAACCTCGATCGACGCATCGACGGCGCCGAGGAGAGCATTCGAGCCGCGCATGCCGCGGTCTCGGTCCTTGCCGGAATGGTGGACGATCAGGACGTGGGCGCCGGTCTCGCGCTGGACCTGCTCCGCGCGCTGCACCACCATGTTGATGTCCCGCGCCTTGTCCTCATCGCCCGAGCCGATCATGCGCGACAGCGTGTCCAGCACGATCAGGCGGATCGGTACGCCGAGGGCGGCGCCATGGGCCTTGACGTCGTCGATGAGAACGTCGGCCTCGCCTTCCTCGTCGTAGAGGTTCACCGACGACGGCACCAGGACGAACGGCGCGCGCGTACCGTCGCCCTTTTCCTGCCGCCACGCCTTCATGCGCAGCAGCATGCCGCTTGCGCCCTCGCCGGACACATAGAGCACGCCGCCCTCCACCGTGCGCCGGCCGAACCACTCCATGCCGTGCGCAATGTGCAGCGCAAGGTCGAGCGCCACGAATGTCTTCGAGGTGCCCGGCGGGCCGTAGATGGTCGAAAGGCCGCCCTCGACCAGCAGCCCCTTCACCAGCCACTGGAGCGGCGGCGCGGTATCCTCATCGCCATAGCGGATCGCTGGCAGTCTGGTGGCGGCCTTGGGTCGCCACGGTGGCGTGCGCTCGACGATGTCGAGCAGCGCCTCGACAGTGCCGCCGCCGTCCAGCCAGTCGGACACGTCGCCCTTGCGCGGCAGGTCGGGCAACTCGGCGACGCGAACGCGGACCGCCACCGAAGCCAGAGACTTGGCGACCTTCTCCGCGTGGTCCCGGCCGGCGTCGTCATTGTCGGGCAGAATGATGACGTCGGCGCCGGCGAAGAACGAGGCGAACTCGTCTCGCCACTTGCCGGCCCCGCCGGCATTGCAGGTTGCGGGGACGCCGAGCTTGGCGAGGCGGTCAACGTCCTTCTCGCCCTCGACGACGTACACCGGTTTGCCCAGTGCCACCGCCTCCAGGAGGTCCGGGAGGCGGTACGGGACGGGGCGAACGCCCTTGATGTTCCAGACATAGCCGCTCCGCCCGTCGGGGTGGCGCTGTCGAAAATCCTTCGGATCGAACCGGACCACCTCGAACAGCAGCTCGCCGGCTTCGTCGGTGTAGGGATAGACGGCAACGGGCCGCCGGCCGGCCGATGGCTCCGGACGGCCGGCAATGTCGCCGAACTCGGACTTGAGCCATTCGACTGCGTCTTTCCGGTCTCCGCCTCGTTCGCGCACGATCAGGTCCAGCACGCCGCCGCCGGAGCCGGCTTCGTGATCGGTCCAAGTGCCCTGGTGCGTTCCTCCGATCTTCACCGACAGGCTGCCGTGCGTGCCGTACCGCAGCTCAGTCTTGGTCGACAGGTGGGCGTTCGGCTCGCCAAGGAGTCGCCGGGCCACGGGTTCGATGAGGTCGGCAAAATCTCCTCCGTGCGAACTCCGCGCCGATGCGTTTTCAGAGGCGGCACGCCAGCGCGCGTTCGCCTCATCGTGAACGCGGCGGGCCGCGTCGGCGAGAGGCGTCCGGCTGGTGATCGGCGGGTGGGGCGTGCTCATCGCCGCTCCCCAAGTGGCCGATGAGGCAGCGGCGCATCCTGTTGTGTCTCAAGAACGCCCTCGACGTAGTCGAGCAACACCTCAGCAGCCTGAGCATACGTCGCACCAGACGGACACCGATCTTCAGCAGCCGCCTCGATGTCAGCGCGCGCCATCGCAATGACATGCGCCAACATCGGCGGTATCGGCTCATTGATCAGCTGACCAAGCCTGAAGATTTCAGAAATCGCACGGTCTTTGCCGTTGAGCTTGACCGTCGGTTCATCCGGATAATCATGATCGA